GTGGAAATGGAGCAGGTGGTGGTGGTGGCGCTGGTGGAGCAGGATCTTCTGGTCCAGCAGGAGCGGGAATAGGTTTAGCGCCAGGCATTGCTGGACCAGGAATATTCTATGCTGGCGGTGGAGGTGGCTGGGCACAACCTGGAAATGGACCATATGCTGGCGGATCAGGAGTTGGGGGTAATGGTGGCACAGGTGGTGGTGGCAGTGGTACCGCAGGTGCAACAAATACTGGAAGCGGTGGTGGTGGAGGAACATCAGGATCAGGATCTGGTGGATCAGGCGTAGTGATCATTGCATATCCAACTGCATTTGCTGGAATAACATCAATCAATCCAGGACTTGCATATGACACTCCTTCGGGAAGACCAGGATTCAGAGTTTATAGATTCACAGGCGGATCTGGTCCAATTCAATGGTAATTCTACATTATAAATAGTAAAGGAGATAGTATATGGAAAATATTAAAGACATGGTAAATCACGCATTCGATGACAATCCAGTTGCAATGCGTGATGCAATGTATAATGAAATTAATGATAAGATTTTCGCAGCAATTCAACAACGTAAGATTGAAATTGCTGCATCCTTATTAGAACCTAAGAACCGGAATAAACAAATGGCAAATAGATATTCATATCAAGTTTTGAAAGATGATACGCAACATGCGATCATCAAGTTAACTGGCGAATTCGATGGCACTGGCCAAGAAAGTAACATCTCTAGAATCGCAGCAAACTCATTATATGGTGCAATTGCAACTAATGGATATCTAGTTGCAAATAATCAGGGTGGTTCTGCAAACACTCCTTTACCATATTACGGATTGACTATTCACCGTTTATGGTATGATACAGATACTGCCACTGGTGATATTCAACTGTATTGGGCAAACACGGCGACGACGGCAGCGAACGGTGTCCCTATCATGTTCTTCCAAGGTAATGGAGAGTATGATGGCAATGGTAACTGGATCACAATTAAGAATCCAACTGTTGGCGCTAATATGAACGGAGACATTGCAATAGTTACTCGTGGTCAAGTTGCTAATGCTAGTTACACTGTTGTTATGGAACTTCGTAAAGACAATGCACATTATCAACGTGGTCAGTTCAATGATCCTGCTGCATTCAACTACACACCATTTAACATGCGTCCATAATGTCGATTGCCTCAAGTATAATTAATGACGATTATAGTGGTGCAAAAGCACTACTTGAGGCAAGAATAGAAGAGATATTCTACGAGAAGTTAGAGGAGATAAGAGAAAGATTAGTTGATGAAATTTATGGAGACTACGAAGAATCACTAGATGAGTCGGCACTTCATAATATTCAAAAGATTGGTAGAGCAAAACTAATTAAACTTCGTGTTCGTGGTGGTAAAGTACAAAGGAGAAAGAAGTTCTCTGATGTTAAAGGTTACACACTTCGAGGTGGACAGATAGTTAGAATGTCTACAACTGAACGTAGAAATAGAAAGATGGGAGCAAGAAAGGCAAAGATTAAACGTCGGACGAAGATTAATCAAATTCTTAGAAAAAGAAAAGTATCACTAAGAAAAAGAAGGAATATAGGGTTATGAAACTAATTAAAGAACTCGTTGAATCAGTCTCTTATATTGTTGAAGAGACAGATGGAAAGAAGACTATGTTCATCGAGGGACCATTTCTCGTTTATGATCAAAAGAATCGTAACGGCAGACTTTACGAAAAGCATGTCTTGGGTAAAGAAGTCAATCGTTATATGGAAGATTATGTAAATAAGAATAGAGCATTCGGTGAACTAGGTCATCCAGAAACACCTACGATTAATCTAGAACGTGTTTCACATCTGATTACACATCTACACGATAACGGGCAACATTGGGTGGGTCGTGCCAAGATCCTCGAAACACCAATGGGCAACATTGCAAAAAATCTGATTGACGGTGGCGCACAACTCGGTGTCTCTTCACGAGGCATGGGTTCTTTAGTTAGTAAGAACGGTGTCAATGTCGTTCAACCAGACTTTCATCTTGCCACAGCGGCAGATATTGTAGCAGATCCTTCAGCTCCTGGTGCATTCGTACAAGGAATTATGGAAGGTAAAGAATGGATGTTAGTAAATAATGTTTGGACTGAAGTACATCTTCAAGAAGCAAAACAAGAAATTGTTAAAGCATCTAAAAAAGATATTGAAAAAGTCAGTCTACGCATTTTTGAAAATTTCATTAGAAAACTTTAATCTTATAAATAACAATATACAAAACCAAGGAGATTTTCAAAATGGTTAAAAAATTCAATTTGTCTGAAGCCGCTGCTGAGATTCTTGCTGCTTCTGTGAATGGCAAAAGAGCACAGCGAGATAGTGGTCCAAGCAAACTATCTGGCGACGTGGCATATGGCACTAAAGAAGTTGGCGATATTGGAACAGAAGTCACCAAGACAACTGACGGCGCTCCTAATCTAACGAAAGGTGCACCAACAGCAACACCTCCTGGTGCAACACCTCCAGTTGGTTCTGAGCCAATGAAGAAGTTAAAAGGTCAACCTGGAGAATCTGGTGCTGCAAATCAACCAGAAGGCAAGCCAGGTCGCCAAATGTTTGATAAGAACAAGGGCGCTACTTTCCAGTCTTACGGCGAAGAAGTCGAAGATGAAGATTATGACGAAGATGACGTCCTAGAAGAAGGCGAGAAAGAAAAAGAAGACACTCCAGTAAAACATAAAGGTAAAGTTATTGGTAGTGTTTGGAAAAACAAAGATGGTGAGATTGAGGGTGAACACCACAAAACAGGCATGAGTTGGTCTGGTGGATCACATGCAGACATGGTTGATCTAATTAAAAGTCATCACATGAACGAAGAAGCTGAAGGTCATGAGGATGCTGCACAAGATAGAAAGATGATGAAGAAAATGATGAAGAAGAAAGATATGAAAGAAGATATCGACGCACTTCTACAGGGCGAAGATCTTTCTGAAGAGTTTGTCTCGAAAGCAACCACAATCTTCGAAGCAGCAGTTAACTCTAGAGTTACTGAAATTGCCGAAGAACTTCAAAGTGAATTACAAGAACAATTCTCTGATGCAATCGATCATCTCAAAGAAGAGTTCACGACAAAGATTGATGACTACCTCAACTATATGGTTGAAGAGTGGATGAAAGAAAATGAACTTGCAATCGAATCGGGTCTACGTACAGAAATCGTTGAAGACTTCATCGGTGGAATGCGTAATCTATTCGCTGAACACTACATCGATATTCCAGAAGAGAAAGTTGATGTTGTTAGTGAGTTAGCTGCTAAAGTTGAAGAACTTGAGGAGAAACTCAATGAAGAAATGCATCGTTCTATTCAGTTCAAGAAAGAAATCAATGAACACAAGAAATTAGAGGCAGTACAAACAGTTTGTGAAGGCCTCACGCAGACTCAAGTAGAAAAACTTAAATCGCTCGCAGAGACCGTGGAGTTCACTACTGAGGAAGAGTTCGCTGATAAACTTGAGACACTTAAAGAAGCATACGCAGGTACTTCTGGTGTTAAGTTTGGCGAAAAGTCTGCTTTAGAAGAAGGTATCGATGTTGAGGAAGTGAAAACAGAACGTGTTTCATATGACCCACTAATCGATGCTGTCGCTAAGTCAATCTCTAAATCTGTAATTAAATAAATATATACAGACTCAAAAATAGGAGCAAACAATGTTTTTATCCGAAGAACTCAAACAAAAATGGAGCCCAATTCTAGAGCATCCAGATCTAGAAGCAATTAAGGATCCATACAAGAAGGCAGTTACTGCAATGGTTCTTGAGAACCAGTCGCAAGCAATGGCTTCTGATCGTCACAACATGGGCATGCTAAACGAGACAATCTCGTCGCCTGGTCCAGTCAACGCAACAGGCGCTGGTGTTTCGAACTTCGATCCAATCTTAATCAGCTTGGTTCGCCGTGCGCTACCTAACCTAATCGCTTATGACGTTGCTGGCGTTCAGCCAATGACAGGTCCTACTGGTCTTATCTTCGCAATGCGCGCTCGTTATTCAGGTCAAGCTGGTACCGAAGCATTCTTCAACGAGGCTAATACTCAGTTCTCTGGTATCGGTTCGGACACAAACCGTTTCGGTTTTGCAAACAACCTAGTCTCTGACACAAGCACCAACCCAGTTGCTTCGTTGACTGCTAACGCATTCACATCTGGTATCGGTATGTCTACTGCTACTGGCGAGTATCTTGGTTCGGACAACGGTACTGCAAATACTGCATTTGCACAGATGGCATTCTCGATTGAGAAAGTTACTGTTACCGCACAGACTCGTGCTCTAAAGGCTGAGTACTCGTTAGAACTCGCACAAGACTTGAAAGCAATTCACGGTCTTGACGCAGAGACAGAACTATCGAATATTCTTTCGACAGAGATCCTTTCTGAGATCAATCGTGAAGTTATCCGTACGATCTACACAGTTGCTAAGCCAGGCGCACAGTTCGGCACAACATCTGCTGGTACATTTGACCTAGACACAGACTCGAACGGTCGTTGGTCGGTTGAGCGCTTCAAGGGCTTGATCTTCCAAATCGAACGTGATGCAAACGTTATTGCTAAAGAGACTCGTCGTGGTAAAGGTAACGTCATGATCGTTTCGTCTGACGTTGCTTCTGCAATGGCTATGGCTGGTGTTCTTCAGTACACCCCAGCACTTTCGGCTGATCTACAAGTTGACGATACTGGCAATACTTTTGCTGGTATGCTTCATGGTCGCATCAAAGTGTACATCGATCCATACTTCGGTGGTTACACAAGCAACCAAGAACTCGTCACAATCGGTTACAAAGGTTCGTCGCCTTACGATGCTGGCTTGTTCTATTGCCCATACGTTCCTCTACAAATGGTTCGTGCAGTTGACCAGTTCACATTCCAACCAAAGATTGGATTTAAGACTCGTTACGGCATGGTTGCAAACCCATTTGCGGGCGGTTCGAACGTTGATTACGGTCAGTTGTATGCCAAGCGCAATACGTACTATCGTATCTTCCGCGTCCAGAACTTGATGTAATTTTGAGAGAGCCAACTTAGATTGGCACTTTAAAGAGGGGCAGAAATGTCCCTCTTTTTTTGTTCTTTAGTCTTGTTACACTTTTATTAAGGAGATCAAAATGTTAGTTCAATTAGAAGTAAATGGCTTAACAGTTGGCGTGGCTTTGGATGAAGGCGACAGTATTGATGCTGCAATGGAATTAGTCTCTCAGATTAAAACGCTCGCAGAACAACTATCTGATTATGATGGCGTTGAAGTCTATATCGCTTCGGCAGATTTATCCGAAGAAGAAGAAGAGTATGAAGAAGACGAATAAATAATGTAAACGGGCCCAAGACAGAGGGATCGCTGGATGCTCGTAACCAGCACTAAGGACCGATAGGTCCTTTTTCATTTATAAATAGAGAATAAAAGGAGTTTCTTCTGTATGAATTCTCTACAAGACATTAACAGTCCATCATACTCAAATAAACCAAGCAATACTAATTTAGTCCAACCAACTAAATATATTTTGTCGTTCCCAGAGATCAATGATGCTGTATATTTTTGTCAATCAGTAAATGTTCCTGGCGTACAGATGGGTGAAGTAATTCACTTTACGCCAAACTTGGATCTTTATGCTCCAGGTACCAAGATGACATATGCACCATTTGAAATGACATTTCTAGTCAACGAAGATCTATCATCTTGGATTCGCATACATAATTGGATACGAGGCATCACTACTGAGATGCAGGCACGTGAGATCACATACAACAGAACTAATGCGATACTTACTATTCTTTCAGGACTAAACAATCCAAAAATTAGGATTAAGTTTGATAGAATCTTTCCTACATCACTTTCTGACTTAGAATTTGATACAAAGCAATCAGCAGAAGACCACATAGTGGCAACAGCAACTTTTAGATACGACTTCTTTGACATAGAGGTGCTGTAACATTTGGAGATATAATGAGTGAACTTGAACATATAATGAAATTGTGGGATGAAGACAGTATAATTAATCCAACTGAACCAGGCAAAGAACTACTAAAGATACCAGTACTACATAATAAGTATGTTAAATTTTTAATGAAGAATAAATTGACAGTAAAAAGTTTGAATTTTGAATACTCAAGACTTCGCAAAGTCAAAGAAGAATACTATAACGGTTCTCTCTCACAAGAAGAACTAGATCAATATGGATGGGAACCATTCTTACTGAATATCAAGACAAAGAATGGCATCGATAAGTACATAGACTCAGATGAAGAACTAATCAAATTGTTAAAGAAAAAGATGTACTTAGAAGAAGCGATCTTTCTATGTGAGACTATTCTGAAAGAATTGAACAGTAGAACATATCAATTGAGAGACTACATTGCATGGGAAAAGTTCATTGGTGGAAACTAAACTCACAGTAATAAAAAAAGATGAATCACATATAAAGGTATTGTGTGAGAAAGATACTGCTCAAGAACTTTCTGATTACTTTACTTTCACTGTACCTGGTCATCAGTTTACTCCTGCTTTTCGTAAACGCATCTGGGATGGTAAGATTCGTCTATTTGATTCAAGATCTAATCTAATCACACATGGATTACTCTCGTACATTGAAATCTTCTGTGGAGAAAGATCAATTAAACTTGAGTATGGTGATCCTAGACCAGATCTACTTGAGAATTATCCATTAGCTTTAGCAGATAAATTCATCTCTTCTCTCACTCTACAGTCTTTAGGTAAAGACATATCTG